AAGCAAAAGTTCAGACTCCAATTCTAGGCAATGTTAAAGTGTTCTTCAACGATGGGGCGCAATCTGCACCACAATCTTCACCACAACACCACGCCGATGATGGCGACATACCGTTTTAAAAATTGCCTTTAGCAAGCAATGGCTGTACCAATCTCACCATGTTGCGCGTGTGGTGGCCGAAACGCGCTATTAATTAAACAGGGAGAGTGATGTGAGTGACTTAAGCGACTTAAACGTACCGTTTGACAAGGTAATAGAAATTCTTTCTGAAACAGAAAGTAACACAAAAGACGAGATTTGCATCGCACTAGAGAAGCTAAAAAACATTGTGATTAGATTTGAGAACGGTGACAAAGAAAGTGTACATTGGAGTCGTGAGCAGTTTAGCTATAACAGGGCTATTGACGATGCTATTCAGGTTGTAAAAAACCACTAAACAGGGAGCGTTGAGATGAGAGAAATTAAATTTAGCTACATGTATCAGCATATAACAGGCGATTGGATTGACCTAAGATACACGATCGACGAGATTGAAAGTGGAGATGTAAATTATTATGGAGCGCCCAGTGGATTCAAGCTAATAGCTAGACGGCAATACACCGGACTCAAAGATGCTAACGCTGTTGATATTTACGAGGGTGATATTGTTTATCTTGAGAAATGGGGTAACGCAAAGATGATTTTTCCTTTTCTTGAGTTGTATAAAATGGACAAGTTGCTTGCTGTAGGCGCTATTGTCGGCAACATATACGAAAACCCCGAACTACTAAACAGGGAGAGTAAATAATGAGCATTAATGACGCTACACCCCAAGATTGGGACAGACTTAAAAAAGAACACCCTGCTATTGAAATAGACAGTCAAATGCAAGAAGCGCACGACTCTATTGATAATGTCAGCGATGGAAGTACGGCAAGCTACATAAACCCAAAAGACACTAGACAGCGCGAAGAAAGAAAAGCGCCAATGGAATATATGATCTGGAAGCCTTTAGAGCAAGTAGCGTGGGCTTTGAAATCTGGAGCTGTTAAGTATGGAATAAGGAACTGGCGGCACTCGACCATCAAATCAAGCACCTATGGCGCGGCTATTCATCGCCATTGCCAACAAGAATGGCTAGAGGGCGTTGATAAGGATAAAGATACCGGCTTACACCCATTAGCTCATGTAATTGCATCCTGTTTAATCGTAATGGATGCGGAGAAGAGGGAATGCCTTGTTGATGATCGAAATTTAGTTGAGCAATCACCGAGTAAATAACTTTTTGGTATATGGCTTATAGATAAAAGTCATTACAAAAGGGCTTAACAGGCAGGTATAATGCGGC